TGAGATGACCAATCCGAACGCTATGGTGCAGGTGTGCTCGCAAGCGACACTCATGAGGCGCAGGCATCTGCCGCATGCGGATCTGGTGCTTGTCGATGAGGTGCATATTTTTTATGACTTCTACGCAAAGTGGATGGAAAAGTGGGACCAGATCCCATTCATCGGCCTGAGCGCAACCCCGTACACCAAAGGGCTCGGCAAACACTTCCAGCAACTGATCTCCACCGCTACCACGCAAGAGCTGATCGACGAAGGCTCGCTAAGTGATTTCAAAGTGTGGGCACCATCGACTCCTGATCTTTCCAAAGTGAAGATCGTTGCGGGTGACTACTCAGAAGACCAGCTTGCAGCAGTGATGAATCAGGCCGACCTTGTCGGAGACATAGTACAGAAGTGGAAGCAGCTTGCAGAGAACCGTCCGACGTTTTGCTACGCCGTAGACCGGGCGCACGCCAGAGCCATCCAGCGCAAGTTCCAAGAGGCTGGTATCGAGTTTGAATACATCGATGCATACACGACACGCGAAGAGCGGGATGTCATCAAGAAGCAGTTCCATGATGGCCGGGTAGTTGGCGTAGTGAGCGTCGGCTGTCTGGTCAAGGGTGTGGACTGGGACGTTCGCTGCATCATCCTTGCGCGGCCTACGAAAAGCGATTCTCTGTATCAGCAAATAATCGGCAGGGGTCTGCGTACCGCTGACGGGAAAGATTTCTGCTTGGTCATCGACCACACCGGCACCACGCTGCGACTGGGATTTGTCACTGATGTCGATGACAGACACACGGTGCTCGACATGGGCAAGAAGCAGAAAAATACACCACAAGAAAAAGTCGAGCCGCTGCCGAAAGAGTGTCCGCAGTGCAAGTTCGTAAAGCCTGTGAAGGTGTGGGAATGCCCGAACTGCGGATACAAACCAGAGCGCCAGCACGCTGTTGTCGAGGCACAGGGACAGCTTGAAGAGCTGACTCGCACGCAGAAAAAGAACAACAAAAATGCGTCACCAGAGCAAAAAAAATCAGTGTACGGGCAGTTTCTTTGGTACTGCAGGGAGAAGGGGAAAAAGCCGGGGTATGCGGCCAATCTGTACAAAAGGCTATACGGCGTGTGGCCCAACCGACACAAAGATGCTATTGTTGTTCCGCCGTCACCTGAAATTCTCAGTTACATCACGGCGATGAATATACGCTACGCAAGGGGGAGCAATGCCAAAGCGAATTAACATTGTCGGGCGCAGGTTTGGCGACTTGAAAATAGTGTCCGATACGGACCAGACCGGGAGATTGCTTGGAACGCCAGAAGCAAGACGAGTGGTAGCGGTGTGCAGGTGCGGGGCCACAAAAATTGTTAATGCGAGATCCGTGCGAAGGGGTCACACAACGTCATGCGGATGTGTGCGCTTGAAAACAGTTACAAAGCACGGACTGAGCTCGCACCCGCTGTCGAATGTGTGGCGAGCGATGATGGCAAGGTGCTACACGAAAACGTCGGCGTCCTACGGCTATTGTGGAGCGCATGGCATTACGGTGTGCAAGGCGTGGAGGGAAAGCATGCCGTCGTTTGTTGCTTGGGCTTTGGCATCAGGCTGGAAAGGCGGACTGCAGATTGATCGCATAGATAATTACAAATCGTATTGCCCATCCAACTGCAGATTCGTGACCGCTGCAGACAATACAAACAACAGGAAAAAGACGCTGTTCCTTGAATTGCGCGAGGGGCGCATAACGCTGCGCGATGCCGCCATCAAATATGGAATAAGCCAGCCGACACTGTACCAGCGTGTAAAAAAACTTGGCTGGGATCACGACAGGGCGGTATCGCAGCATGTTCGATAATTTCAGAACAGCAACAAACGGTCGCTGGTACGGCATCTTGTCATCTTACGGGATCGATCAGAGTTTCCTGCGTAATGCTCACGGGCCATGTCCATTGTGTGGTGGCACAGACAGGTATCGGTTCGACGATAAGGATGGTCGCGGCACGTATTACTGCTCTGGGTGTGGATCCGGTGATGGTCTCGATCTGCTGTCGAAGTACACCGGCAAACCATTGAAAGATTTGATGGCAGAGATCGCCCCACGCGCCGAGCAGTTCAACGTGAAGCCAAAAAAGCCGGCACAGAACGGCGACGGCAGGATCCGGCGCATCATCGCTGAGAGTGTGCCGATCAGTAATTTCCACGGCGGCATCGTCAGGAAGTATCTGGCGTCGCGGGGCGTGAAAGCGTCTCCATTTTTGCGAGAGCATCCCGGGCTGAAGTATTACGACGCGGACGGGAAAGTCGTGGGGACATTTCCTGCGATGGTGGCGCTGGTTGAGAACATGACTGCTGTGGCCACGCTGCACATCACGTACCTGACGGCAGAAGGAACCAAGGCTCCCGTGCCGTCTGTGAAGAAAATAATGACTCCTCGCTGCAGCACAGACGGGGCGTTCATTCGTCTGACCAAGGATTACGACGCTATCGGAATCGCTGAAGGTATTGAAACCGCACTGGCAGTGATGAAGATGTACAACATCCCGTGCTGGGCATCAGGCACTGCCGGCATGATGGAAAAGTTCTGTCCGCCGCCAGCAGTACAGGGCGTGATCATCTACGGCGATAATGACGCCAGCTTCACCGGGCAGAAAGCAGCTTACACTTTAGCGCAGAATCTGGTCAAAAAAGGAAAAACGGTCACAGTCAAGATACCAGACAAAATTGGCGACTTCGCGGATGCTTGGCATCTTGGGGGTGGTCGTGAGTAGAAAACTTCCGCACCGCTACGCTGCCGACTTTATGGCCGCTGGCACCGACAAGGAAAAGCAGAAGGCTGCGTTGAAGGGATGCCCAGAGCACTGGCGCGATCAAGTCAAAACGCACATCAACATTCAGCGGATGTGGCTCATCCACAACGCCAAAGTAGCAGCACAGCAACAACAACTGTTCTAACAACTGGGAGATCAAGATGGACATCGACGAGGCAGTACGAAGATACAACGAGGGCGAGCGGGTCATTCCACTGGCGGCAGAAGCAGGGTGCAGTTACTACACGATGCACTGCAGGCTCAAGCGCGCCGGGGTGACGTTCAGATCCGTAGGGCGAGCAAGGACCAAGCCGATCAAGGTGAAGAAGCAGAAGCAGCTTGCCGCGCTCATGCGTGACGCTGGGCCGTCGGCTTTCGGTGCGTTTCTAAGCCGGCCGCTTACCGGAGGCTTCTGTGGAAATTGATGACGAGACCTTTGTGGTCAATTCGACCCAGTCGATCCCCGAGTTCGGCAAGTGGGTGCGCGCCAAGTTCGAAGAGTTCAAATACCTGACGTTCACGTATCGGGCAGGCGAGGACCGCAGCCTCACACAAAACTCGCTTTTTCACGTTTGGCTGACACTGTACGCCGCCCATCTTGCGAAGATTGATCGCAAGCAGGTGTCAACGGAAATGGTCGAGTTCATCAAGAGCCTGTGCAAAAAACAATACTACACCGAGACCGGAGCGCCATGGATGATCACCCGTATGGTCAACCCGGCAAAGCCGAAGCGGAAAGGCAAGATCTACTACCGCAGCTCGGCCGACTACAAGCATGGCGAGATGTTCCAGTTCCTGACATGGCTTCAAATGAAGGCGGCTCAGGACGGCCTTGTGCTGGAATCGACGGGCCAGTACGCGAAACTGCAGAGGCAGCATCTGGGTGAGTAATTCCAAGCGCAAGTGCGCCCTGAAGTCTTGCGGGATCCGGTTCAGACCGGCGGACGGTATTGTTCGGGGGCTGCAGGCGTGGTGTGGGGAAGATCACCAGATTGAGTGGGCTATGGCGGCGGGTAGGAAGCTGCGAGCCCACAAGGCTTCTCAGGAGCTTACAGAGCGCAAGAAGGCTTTCAAGCTGCAGAACCACCGGCACCAGTTCGATTTGACCAAGCGCGCAGCCCAGCAGCTTGCGAACCTGCTCGACGCACACCTGCCGTGCATCTGCTGCAGTAGGCCACAAAAGCCGGGGGTCCAGTTCTGCGGCGGTCACTACAAGACCGGCGGGGGGCATCCAGAGCTCGCTGTGGACCTGCGGAACATCCACGGGCAGGAGAACTACGGCTGCAACTGCCAGAAGTCAGGCAACATCTCAGGGGATAAGCACAGCCACGGGTTCAAAGCTGGTCTTGTCCTGCGCTACGGGCAAGAGTTGGTAGACTGGCTCGACGGCCATCACCCGGCGGTGAAATTGACCGGCGAACAATTGCAGCAGATCCGCAAGACGTACATGAAAGAAATCCGACACATCAAGGCGGGGGGCCAGCCTACGCGAGACTGGCGATCAATCAACGACAAGGGGCCGACGTATGATAACCAGCTGTAACTGTGAGTTGTGCTGGATGGACATTCCTGCGTGCGCAGCATTTACAGCTGACAAAGATGTACCAACGGCGTGCGCAGAGTGCTGGCACGATGAGGGCTGTCACAGCAATCCGTTTACTGTGCCGGCACTCAGCTCAAGCACTCAGGAATGAATGCCGGAAGATCGGCTTCTTTTTCAGTCTGCAGGTAGAGTGCCATCTGCCGCCAGTACCGCTCGCAGTCTGGCTTGTCGTCCATTGTCGCTACATCTCGCCCCATGGTCCATCCAAGCCAAAGCTGCATTACAAGAACTGCCAACAGCGCTGCCGCAGTTTTGTTTTCGTCACTCATTTCGTTTCCTCCTGTTGTGCATTGTCACCCCTCGGCATGTTGTTCCACGCTGCATGTGTAAGCTCAAAATGTTTTGGGCCGGTTGCTCCATCTACCCTGAATTCATACATCCATTCCCCGCAACAGTTGGGCACGGCTCTTGACCACTTGTAGCCGCTTTTGACAACCACTATTTCTGTTGGCACATTCCCGCACGGGCATGGTTTTAGGCTCATTTCGTTTCCTCCTGTTGAGCGGCGCGGACTGATTCGATCAATCTAGAAATCTGCCTGTCGTATGTGGATACTGTTTTAGAACTGACAACGCTTTCTATGTTTCCCGCTTCAAGACGCAGCAGCAATGTAGCGTAAATAAGCGCGTCCACCGGCAAACCCTGCAAAGCCTCTTGCCGGCCCTGTTCTATCAATGCTCGGGCTGCGCTGCTCACTCGTGGGTCAATGGCAATCTCTGAATGCCAATCTAACAACTGCTTTACTGCTTCTTTTGCAGAAGGGTAGCTAGATATTGTGGCCTCAAGGCTTATAGCCAGTTCGTGATCTACAGCATCTTCAAGGGCTTTATACTTGGCCAGCTCGGCAGCGTGCGCGGCGGTGAGCTGTTCCATTCTCGATCGCACATAGTCAGTCCTGATTACCCACTCGGTTCTGGATACCGCTGTATCGGCTGGGATTTCAACCAGCTTTATCCACTCCTCCACCTCCGGCAGCTTGGCCGGCTCCTGAGCCTGTAGCCATTTGCCGCGCGGGGTACAAGCGCGCAGACATGTTGCATATTCGCCGCAACATACCTGTGGCTGGGCCGACAGTGCGGCGATGGCCTTGGTTACAGCAAGACGCTGTGAGAACTTCAAGGGCAGCAGGTCTTTTAATGCTTCAATTGCTTCTTCGTTGTTCATGGTGTCTCCTTGTCAGCCCCTGCGCCATAAGCGCCTTAACTATTTCTTTTTCTTTGTACTCAGTTTGGCGTCTTTGTGCTGACGGATGATCAGCCGCACCGTTGCGTCAAGAGATCGCTCCTCTTGCTTTGCGATGGCTGCGACGTATGCTTTGAGGTCTGGATCTACGCGGACCATGATTGCAGATTTTTTTTCTGACATTTACTTCTCCAGTGAGTGGGCCATCCGTGGCCATTGGTGGTGCGGTTGTTTATGCTGCGGTCTTAAGCTGGGCAAAAGTTATTTTCAATTATTTTCAGGATCAGCAACATTCAGGTGCGCGAACGCTGACACGGACAGAAGCCGGCCGTCGCCTGTTGTCACTGTAAATGTCAGCCGCCGCGATTCGTGCGGCTGAACCTGCTCGACGACAAACGCATCGGTGCCGCGCCAGTGAACAATTTTGGCACCGGGCTTGATGTCGGCAATTGGGGTGAGTCGAGAGATCATTTGTATTTTTGCGCCAGCCGTTTGCGTGTAAAAGTTTTGTTGGCCGGCAGCGACAGCGCCACCGGGTTTGTCAGCGCCCATTCGTACCCGTCCGCAAAATGCTTGTCTACCTTGCAGCCGGTCAGCGTCTGATCTGCAGGGATGAGCCCGGGGAACTTTAGGTCAGCGATCCCAGACAGATACCCGAGCTGCCAGCTGCGCAGCTCTTTCAGCTTGCGGTTGATCTCGATCTTGGTGCGCCACGATTGTGGCAGTAGGTCATACAGTTTCATCGTCTTCATCCTCGCCATCATCGTCGTCATCGTTCTCTTCAATGTGCACGGTGCAGTAAGAAAGATGGTATTCGGTTTCGCCGCACCACTGGCAGGGCACTGGCTCTGGGATCAGAGCCTCACGGGCGGCAATGATTGCCAGCTTCTGTTCTGGCGGCAGTGCAGCCCATGCCGCGTCTTCGGCAGCGATCTCGGCCCGGCCCTTCTCAAGAGCTGCAGCCTCTTCGTCGGCGAACAGCTCGTCTATCGTTTTGTGTGTCATGCGGTCACCTGCGTGCTGCTTGGCAGCGGTTCCAGTGCGTCCAGCGTGGCCCGGTACGAATCTTCAAACGCGATCCGGGTGGAGCTGTTCGGGATGTCGGCGCGGATGTCGTTTTTGAGATCGACAATGGCACCACGCTTTGCGGTGTCGGTTCCAGCAAGGTGGAGCGATCTTGCGATTCGCTCACCCAACTGCTTTGCTGCTTTGATGCTAATATTCACGGGTCACCTCACTTCGTGCTACGGGCAGAAACGCGCACTACAGTAAAGCTGGACTGCGCGTGGGTGTGGGCGGTTACCAGCTGATGGCTTGGTTCCAGTTTGGCTGCAATCGCTTCCCAATCAATTTTGGGAGCGCGATGGGTTTCACTGATGGCAACGCGGAAAAACTTGCCTTCAAGGGTGGTGATACCTGCGTCCTGCAGCGTGGCCTTGATCGCGTCTTCACGCGCTTTCAAATCTGCCGCTTGGGCTTTGATAAGACCCAGCTCGTCTACCAAGCCGGAGAAGTCTACGTTTACTACGGTTGAAGTTGCAGTGCTCATTGTCTTGCTCCCAGTTGTGCCGGCCGGGTGGCCAGTGCATGGGGAGCATTAGACTGTCGTTTGTTTCACTACGCAACAACTATTTTGAATGAATCGCAAAATAGTTTTGCCTGCTTTTTGAGCAATCTGTACGAAATTTGATCAAGTTGATCAAAAATTGATCAATCTGCTCAAAATTTAACCAGCTGAAGGGGCTTGCGCGGTTCGGGGAGAGGAGAGCAGAATTGGTTTCGCTGATCCCAGATGTGCGAAACCCCCGACTTGCTACAGTCGAGGGCTTCGGGGGAAAGGCACCAGCAGGCTGTCTAGGTCTGGGCTGATGCATACGAGAATTATACCAATAGGTATTTCGTGATGCAACACCGCTACTGGTTGTGGTACAGAGCCAGTGCGGGAGAGATATGTCCGGGCGCAAGCCCTCACTCACCGGCCCCACTGAATGCAGCAGAAGATCGCCCACGCTGCACCTGAGTCTGAAAGGCATTACAGGGGCTGGACACCGCACAAGGTGGAATGATGCCGAGCTTGCCCAATTGTGTTGGTGGCAGGCTACCCAATAGCGCCGTGGCTCCGGAAGGCAAATGGGTAAAATGACCAAAGTCCTTCGATGGGCTTGGGGTCTTTTTACCCGTTCGCAACCGATCACCAGAAGGCAAATAAGCCGAGACACTATCAATAAACGAGAAGAAGACCATGACTCAAATACTGAACATCAGAACAAACTGCGAGTCTTGCAGCTACATCACCCCCGGGAAGATCTACGAGGCCCGGGTACTCGACCATCAGATCGTGCTGGTGATCGACGACACAGGGT